GTAGACTTGCTGCTAACTGTGCAATGTCTTGACTATTTTGTGCACGAAGCATAGCGGGTGCTGCCATAACTTCTTCACCAGCATTTGGTCCAAGTATTCCTCCAGTATCAACACCTTCTTCTGGATATTGAGTAGGAGCATTAAGTGGGACTATTCCACTTGTATCAATTTTAGGTTCAAATAATTGATTAGGTGCTTTTAAATTAAGAGCAGTATTTTGTCCCGACATTTTTGCTTGAGTTTGTAAATCATAAAAATCTTGTGCGCCATCAATACCTGCTGCATAACTTGCAGGTTGTCCATCAGTTCCAGCACCGCCTGTTGCGGACACCTTAAAATTTTCGTTTTTAGCCTTTGCCATTATTACCTTCCGCCATTTGAGCGTTTAGAATATTATGAGCAGTTTTCAAACTTACTCAGGTTTATTAATTACTTACTGCGTGAACCGCGAGTTCCGCTTGGATTGCTTGAGAAATATACTTTGCCACCCTTTGATGATGCTTTCTTAGCCAACATTGGTTTCTGGGTTGGAGCCTTGCCTGCTGAACCTTGGTTCTTAGGCTTCTTTCCTCCTGATAAGGACTTCTTCATTTATTCACCTCCTTATGCAACTGGTAGTCGTCTAACGAGGGAAGCCTGAAGATTAGGTTCACCTCTCTGAGTTAAACTTGCTAAAAGCGACTGAACATCTGGTCTACCGCCTGGGGTTATTTGTCCAGCAGCAACACCTTGCATACGACCTGTAGCGCTTAAACCTTGAGGAAGTTGCCCCTCACCTGGAGGGACCGCACCTGCTTGCCCAAGCATTTCGGGACTTACGCCATCAGGGGTCATCATTGCTCCAGGTGGGGGATTCTGTGGCTGAAACGCCTCAGATACCGCCTGTTCAATAGGTGTACCCTTTTGGCGTTCATTAATAACGGTAGAAAGTTTGTACAAAATATCTGATGGGTCTTGTCCTTGTGATGCAAGTGCTGGGATTGCTTGTGCATAGGATGCAATAGCCTGCTTCATTGCATCGCGTAAATCTTCGGTGTCAACCTTTTCTTCTTCTTGTGTTGCATTGAAAGAGAACGGCATTTGACGGCGTAAGAAGTCACGAGATATTAATTTATCTCCGCGAGCCTGTAAACCAAATACTAATGCACGGTTAGGGTCAAGACCTGCCATGAGTCCGTACTGGACATCTACAGTGTAATCACCATCTATATCACGAGATGGCTTGTATTTAATTGCGTATGGAACTCCATTGCGTACACCACGCAAAGATTTTTCTGTGTCACCAAAAACTGTTTCATCTACCTTAAGTGCTAAACCAATAAGTTCTACAAAGGCACGGGCAAACATTGCATGAGCAGTTTTAATCTGGGTATCAAAGCCACCCATAAGAGCCTGCACACCACGACCTGTAACAATAGAGGCATCAATGTTTCCTGTGCGTGACTCAGGATAACGAGAACCTAAACGAAGTTCTCCTTCAAGTACCTGTTGTTGAGCGAAAGCACCTGGTGGTATGTCAATAGAGAGTCGGCGAACATCTGAAGGGCGGTCAGTTCTAATAACGGAATCTGGTCCAAGGGCAATCTCACTTACATCTCGTGGGGCGACAAGGGGGGCTTGAACTGCTTTAGTAGCAGCCTCAAGTGAAAGAAGTGCATAACGAGCCTTAGCAACTTGAATTGCAAGTACATCGTCAAATTGTCCACGGGACTCAGAGTCAAGGGATGGTCGTTGAATAATACGAATCATTACTTCACCAATAGGATTTGGTGCTCTGTCAATAACTAGGTTATTGCGCTGTGGAACAAATAATATATCTTGGTCTTTATCATGGTAGCGAATAATCTCTAGCATTGTATTGGTAGAGTCTTTGTCATATAACAAGTGGGCATACTCTGGGTATGCAGCCATTAACTCTGCTAGTGATTTCTTAATTCTTTGGTACATGCCATGAACTTTGCCAAAGCGGTCAACGATTGGGTAGCAACCTACTGAATCTAAGAAACGGATTCTTGGCATATTGTTATCTAAGTCAATTTCAATCTGTGCTGGAACAAATCCGTATGACACATAACGGTCAGCAGCAGTAAACATCTGGGTTTGTATATCGGAAAAATCTATAATTCCGTTTACAATTTCCTCACGCTTATCAGCCTTCTTGCGTTCTTTTTCGGAAACCATAGTGGGTGAATTGCAGTTAAAGGCAGGAAGAGGTGCAATAACTTCAGACAAATCACGGGCTGCAATGTCAACCATATTTGCAACAATAGGGTTCTCAAAGGGACCATCAGGAAATAAATCTGGGAATACATCCCGCATCCTGCCCTTACGAACAAGTAGAACCTGCTCCATACGGGTATCTCTTTCAGAGAAAACCTGCTTGTAGCGGTCATAATTTGTTTTAATATCATCTAAAGAAAGTGCCACACTAATCCTGTTCTATGAGTATATGTCGTCTAGTTGGACAGTCATCTGTCGTGAGCGGTCATAACGGGTATGAAACATATTGATACTATTATGAGTACGGGCAAAGGAATTTGCATTTGCTACTCTGTCACGACATCCGAGTTCTGCAAACCAGAACGCCATAACTGTGTCTGTCTTTTGACTTTTTGGTGCATCTGGGTACCAAGTTACTAATTGTTCTATAAGTGCTTTAAGACCTTCAGAGGCATGGCTTGATGGAAATTCAATAAGAGCATTTCCCTCTTGCCAACCATGGAATAGTGTCGTCAGAGATGCAACCCCGAAGTTCGTATCCCATTTGTTTTGACCTGTATGGTGTTCTCGCAATGTTGCACCTCGTGACGAAAGGTATTCTCGTACCTCACGGTCCTGAGTCAACATCGTTTGGAAAGCATTTTTCTCAACTCGCCACTCAGAAATCTGATAATCGTCAGTCCAGTTTTTAATTAATTCTCTAATTTCATCTGGCTTCATGCCAGCCACATTTGATACATCTATTAGGTAACGCTTCTGGGTAGATATATCTAAACCTATACAGATGGCTGCGGTGTTGCCAGAGCCTGCTGGGTCAAGTCCAGCAATGGTAATAAGTCCATCCATACCGTTAGGTCTTACACCAGACTTGCCTTTAGGTATACGCCCAATATTGCGAGCGCCGTTGATAACTCCCTTAATAGCCTCAGATGGAAATGCTGAATCTTCATGCACCTGTTGTTGTTGGTAGACCATTGCCCATAAGTTAGGAGATAATCTTGCCCTGCGTTTATGTAGCGCTTGCCCATCCCACTTGCGGTATAAACCATCTGCATCAGGTTTACCCATACCAGAGTTGGGTGGTAGATTAGTTTTTTCCCATAGGGTTACCCATTTATCAGGGTCCTCATTAAATTCTAATACGGCAGGTTGTGCGAAGTAAGTCCAGGGTGAGGACTCATCTGGGTAGCGCATGGGGTCGCGTAGTTCAGAGTATAAATCTCTTGGTCGTAGGCGAGTGCCTATAATTAAAAGTTTGCCGTTGTTATCATCAATACGGGACATAACCTCAGACTGAACCCAGTCAATTTGCTTTTCAAATTCATGGGCGTTGGTATTGTCTATACAGTCATCCATGATAATTAAATCAGCACGAGCACCGTAGATATGACCTCTTACACCTATAGCCTGTACGGTGGGGTCTTTCTCGCCAGAGTCACGAGCCTCTGAGGATAGGTAAATTAAGTCCTGCTTCCATGAATCAGAATTTTTTTCAAAGCCCCCTGGAGGTCCAAAGGTTAATTGTAGGTCCTGATATTTAGGATGTGTTAATCTGTTCTTGATGGAGAGCAGGAACTTTTGCGCCATAGCCTGTGTCTTAGACACAATCATTATTCTGATATTGGGGTTTTGGCAAATTCGGTATACGGCATAGTTGACCGTAATGGTTGTTGACTTGGCGTGCTCAGGTGGGGTGTTTACTATGAGTAAATCTTGTGCACCTTGTTCGTAGGTTATAGAGTCATGGACATCCGTAGGCTGTCTATCTTCTAATAAATCTATCCAATGCTGTTGATGTTTAAAAACTCTGGTTCCGAGATATTTTTCGGAGAACTGGGGGAAGGGTGGTACTTCCCCTCTTGCATTGCCTATCTCACCTCTTGCTGTCATAGAGCGAACTTTGTCTACAGCAATAGAAAATTCAGAGTCTACCTTTCGGTAGTACTCATAAGTCTTAACTGAGCGACCTACTGCATCCATAGCCTTCTGCACTGAGTAGCCCTGCATAAGGAAATCTATAATTTGCCTTTTTATGGCATCGCTTTTATGCGAGGCGGAGGTTATGCGTTTTCTTTCCATAGGTTCTCCAAGGCGGACTGTAGGGAGCCTTGGGCTAAAGATATAACCGAAGGGCGAAGTTCAAACGAAGCCCGTAGGTTAGGGCTAATACTAGGTGACGACCCTTGGGGGTCGTAGTTAACTT